GCCAGGATGTGGTATCTACATACCTGCTGGTGTATATCATGAGCCTATTAGTTGTACACCAAGAGTAGTATTAAGTTTTTCTAATGCCAATGGATGAAATCGAATGGGACTACGAAGATTTGAAAAAGGCACTACTTGACAGTGCGTCAGACTATGATAGAATAGTCCAAAGTATGAAACAAAATGACCCTAAAGACAGAAAAGAGAAGAGCACAGGTAAAGAGTAGATTTTATTATCTCTTCTGGGGTGCTGCTACTGTATCAGTATTATTCGGACAGTTATATGTTGGATCAGGATACAGACAGTTTGCAGGTGCTCTTAATAGATTATTTGACACCATTGAAGTTCAAGTGAATGAACCAAGATTTTATTGAATCATATTATGATTTAGTATCTGAGGATGTCTGTAATGACATCATAAAAAGGATAGATTATATTCTTAGCAGAAGAGTATCAATTTATAAGCAAGAGCATAATAAAGCAGATCAGAGAGTTGATTCTGCTATTTTTGCTGAACATGATTATCCAGAAGCACATGATATAGTAAATACTGCATTATCACATGCTATTAAGTTATATACTGAGAAATATAAGACTTTAGACTGGCAGAAGCATGATATAGTCATGCCTTATTCATCATATAGTGTTAAATTGCAGAAGACACCTAAGGGTGGTGGATATCATAAATGGCATGTAGAAAATAGTGGTAACAAAGATACTGATCGTGTCCTTGCTTGGACTTTGTATTTGAATAGTTTTGAAGGTGAAGCAGAGACTGAATTTTTATTACAGGGTAGGAGGATAAATCCTGCTGCTGGTATGATTGCTATATGGCCAGGATGTTGGACTCATGTCCATAGAGGTAATCCACCTTATAGTAAGGATAAGTATATTGCTACTGGTTGGTTCTCATTTAATGGTGAACAATAAAATACCCCCTTTCGGGGGTGAGAAACTACACATATCGGTAGCCACTAGTGAGAATTGAAAAAGATAAAAACACTCCAGAGTCAGCAGAGCAAATGTCTACAGAGTCTTTCTTGCTCATAGCTGTCACTCTCAATAAGACAAGAGAAGTAATCGTCGATTAATTCATCTTGTGGTGTGTTTAAGCAACGGTCTGAAGAGTGCTTCCACTCAGCTAATTGATTTTGTGGTCTAAGGTTATGCATAGTTTACTCGAATTGGGGAAAATGACAAATAAGTTTTCACTTCATCTTGTGCTTCCTAATTCTATCACTATTTATATCCTGGAGTGCTAACAAACGTCAGGAAGTTAACAAAAATTATTGCCTACGAGAAATTACCTAGTTGAAAAACTCAATGGGTAACGTGTATAAATAAAACTGTAAGAAATGTGTTGAAATTCTGTGGCAACTAAACGGATATCCCAGTTAGAAACTATTTCAGATGCTCTGGTAACTGGCGAAGCCATAATGCCGATAGTTATCTCTGACCCATTGATTCCAAATAGAAAGGCAAAGGTTAATCAACTCTTTCGTGGACTTAGTGCAGGATCAGCGACAGCTCCAGGATTGGCTTTTGATTTGGACAGAGACACTGGAATCTACCAATCAGCAGTCGATGAGATTGGACTTAGTTTTGGTACTGCTGCTCTTTATAATAGTAGAAGAGCAAATACAGATGGATCATCAACTCTCATAATTAGAGCAATTGATAGTGCATCTGCAACTTCTAGTATTGAAATTACCCCACAGGGTAGTGGATATATGACTGTTAGTGGTGATCTTATACAAACTGATACACAATTCTATCTTGCAGGTGATCAAAACCCTGCTAAGAGAGCACATTTCAACGTAGATGGCATATCTACACAATCTGGCACACGTCGTTTTGATTTACCTAATGTTGGTACCTCTACAAGCACTACTATAGTTGCTAATGATACATTCCAGACTTTGACTAATAAGACTATCCTTATTAAGGACTCAGAGTTACAGATTACTGGATCTACTGATACTTCTAAGGTTGCTAAGTTTGAGACTGATGCTTGGGAAGCACCAGGTTCACACACCTATAAGTTACCTGACTTTGGTGCAGCAAATACACAGTCTACACTACTTGATGACATTACCGATCAGAATGTCTTCAATAAGAATATGGTTAACCCCACATTCTCAAATACTCCATCAAATGATGAGAATAACCCTACCAAGTATGTAATCTTTGATTCTTCACAATTAACACAGGATCGTACTGTTATATGGCCTGACCTTAATATTAAGGCAGTTGGTGAAGCATCAGCACAGACCATAGCTAATAAGGTATATAAAGGAGCAGTATTCTGCGATACTGATCCTAACGATGGAGAAGGTCGTAAGATAACTCTTGACCTTTCTAATATTGAGGACAACCAAAACTATGTGTTTAGTTTTCCCGATAATGAGGTTACAGCACCATTAAATAATGGTAGTGACCCTAACATGCTTGTTACAGAGAAGAAGACTCAGACTCTGGTTAACAAGACTATGGAATTGATGCAGATAAATAACCCTAATGACCTCAATGGTAATATAACCATTGATGCGGGAAACATCAAGTCCAACGTTACTATACAATTCCCCGATGCAGACGCAACTCTGTTATCTACTAACAACATTAGTGATGTTGCTATTAGTTTCGGTGGAGCACTCGCAGCACCTGTCCTAGGAGGACAATTAAGAATACAATCACACTTTATGTCTGGATGGTAAGATGACAGCAGGAAGATTAGCCGCCAGCAAGCCTGGTGCAACAACAAATACGGTGCTCTATAGGACACCCATAACCAAGAGTGCAAGCACAGTTTTACAAGTTTGCAATCAATCTGGTAGTGGTGCTTCTTATAGGGCAGCACTTCGTGATTATGAACAAGTGCTTCACTTGGATGGATTGAATACATCCGCATATAAGTTTGCTAAAGGTAATCCTATATCAGGGTATAAAATAACTCTTAACCCAGGATTCCAAGACTCAGCAGCAATTCCAGGTACAACATTTACTACCACTAATGGTGCTTCTGCTACTATTTTAGATGTGTTTAAACCAACCACTGAGGTTGAATATTTTGCACAAGTAAAACCAATTAGTGAAGTTGCCATCAACCCTGATAGTACTGCTGGTACTTTACAGACTGGTGAAACTATGACTGGTTCAACTTCAGGTTTCACTGCATTATTCCGTGGTTTAAATGCTACCACTGGTTTATACATGCAATATACTGATATTGCTACAGGTGGTACAACAGTTAGCATCTCAAGGACAACTGGTCTTTCAGATGGAATGTATGTTACTCATGGTACTAATGCTGCCACACTATTGGGTGGTGAGGTAGTTACTATCAATGCTTCTGGTATTAACACTACTACGAATCAGTTAACGATAACAAGAGGACAATTAGGCACAACTGCAATTCCTATTCCTGCTGGTAGTGCAGTAAATGCTTGGTCTGCTTCTGCTACTGTTACAACTATTGCTGAGGGTGCTACCTATGTTACTGGTGACACAACTCTAACGGTTGCCAACTCAACAGGATTTACCTCTGGTGGTATCATTATCATTGATAATGAGTTGATGCAAATCTCTGAAGTTAATGGTAATGACCTTACTGTTGTAAGAGGACGTTATGGTACTGCTGACGTTGATCACAACGACGGTGTTAACGTAACTCTATTAACAGACAATGGAGTATACCTTCTAAACTATTGGAGTGAAGGTGAGACTGTAACTGGATCTGCATCTAATGCTACTTCAGAACTTAACTTTGCTACTTCTACTGCTGCTGTAATTGCTAACAAATATATTATTTCTGAGACTTCTGTTGGTGCGACAGATCATGCGATACTTACTATCAACTCATTTAATGTTGGTAGGACATACAAGTATAATCTAGAAGATGCTAGTAACAATAACCATCCATTGAAATTCTCAGCAGATGACGCTGAAGGTACTAATGGAACAGGTACTGAGTATACTGCTGGAGTTAGTAAGGTAGGTACTGCTGGTACTTCTGGTGCATACACATCTATTGAAGTTACTGATTCTACTCAGAGCTCTATATTTGCATACGCAGATGGCACACCTGCTGGATCAACTACTGGTGTTGGTTTTGGAATTAACATTAATGACAACCCATCATATACAGATATATTCATCTATGATGTTGCTGGTGAGGCATTAGTTGATGCTGATACTTTCACCATATCTGATACTACTCAGACTATTCAACCAAGTGGTGTTACTGCTGGTCCTTTTGGATATGTCCAAGACTATGATGCATCATTATGTCATTTGAAGGTAACCATAGGAGAAGGATCCACAGCATTCGCTGCTAATGATGCATTCTATGATTCACCTACATTAAATAATGGTATACGTCAATTAGCTACTGTCAGGACTGGTAAGGCACTGTCACTTAATAACGTTGGTGGTGCTGATGGATCAAGGACAGCAGGTACTTACACCAACATATCACCTAACTCAACAGGTGGATCTGGAGACCTAACAACTACTAAAGTTACTGTGGTGGTTGATGGATCAGGTGCAGCGACTGTCACACTATTAAATGGTGGATATGGTCATGCTGGATCAGATACTCTTACTGTCAATGACTCTCAACTTGGTGGTGGAGGTGGTGCTAACTTAACATTTGATGTTGCATCAATTAGCACAGGTATTCATACAGATCAGACTGCCATCTACTCAGATGCAGATTATATTTACTATGGTAAAGCAATTGCTGCTAATGTGACTGATAAGAATAGTTCAATTATCGTAGGTCCTGGTCAGAATCTACTTGTATATTCCTCAGCTGCTGATCTTAGTTATCAAGCAAATGGATTTGAAGCAGCATCAGATGATTATGAGGTCGTTAATATGACCAAAATAAGTTCAGGTGGTTAAACCACTACTAAATACTAGGTAAGGTTTAAAAGATAAATGGCACTTACTCGTCTTAAGAATATCATCACGTCGAGGACGGGACGTATTATATACGTTAACCCCGACGACTTTGATGCATCGGATGCATACGACAACCGAGGTAACTCAGCATTGCGTCCATTTAAGACGTTACAACGTGCTTTTTTAGAGGTAGCACGATTTTCATATAGAGTTGGTCTTTCAAACGACGAATTCGATGCATTTAGTATATACCTCTATCCTTCTGAGTATGTTATTGATAACAGACCTGGTATAGCAGACTATAACCAGATCCAACCATTTAATGAGAATACAAACTTTGACCTAACATCCCCATCTAACGAGCTTTTTAAATTCAATTCTACTCGTGGTGGAGTTATCGCACCAAGGGGTGTGTCTGTTATTGGATCTGACCTACGAAGAACTAAGATTACTCCTAAGTATGTACCTTATCCTACAGTACAAGGATCTCTAGGTATTACTGCATCAAACGAACCAGTTCCATCAGGTATATTTAAACTTACTGGTGGTTGCTATTTCTGGCAGATGTCATTCTTTGATGGTGACAATACTGGTGTATACTATCGTGATGATTTATCACAAATCGCTCCAAACTTCTCACACCATAAACTCACATGTTTTGAGTTTGCTAACGTAGAAGATCTAGAGTTATACTATCAGAAGATATCAAAAGGATACGCAGTTATCCCAGATACCTCTGGTATTGTTTCTCAAGACCAAATACAGGTAAGGGTTGAGGAAAACAGAATTGTTGGTCCGATTTCTGATGAATTTGCTGTATCTCAGATTATACGAAATGGACAGACAGCAACAGCATTTACCGTGGATGAATTGGGTAACCCCAAGAACCACGGATTCTCTGTGGGTGTGGCAGTTAACATCTCTGGTGTTACTGGTCCTACTGATCAGGATGCTCTCCTTTATAACGGATCATTCCTAGTCACCTCAGCACAGGGTAACCAATTTACTTACCAGATGTCTGCTGAGCCATCAGGTAATGCACTAGGTAGCAACGTACTAGTCAAGGTCGAGATTGATACAGTTGACTCTGCTTCACCATATGTCTTCAACTGCTCTCTAAGATCAGTATGGGGTATCAATGGTATGTCTGCCGATGGTAGTCAAGCAACAGGTTTCAAGTCAATGGTTGTTGCCCAGTTTACTGGCATATCACTTCAGAAAGATGACAGAGCATTCGTCTTATACAACCAAACTACTGGAGCAT